GCGTCGTTGGCGGTTTCGGCCTGCTTGCCGCAGGGCACCCAGATTGCCAGGGAGCGCTCGCCTTTCTTGACGCTGCGGCCGAGTTTCTTCCACTGCTGGAAACCGCCCACAATCGAAACGCTGCTGTTTTGATGCACGAGCAAGCATTGATTGAAGGGCGAGAGCTCGCGGCCTTCAGGATTGCGGATGCCGTAGGAGGACGCGAGGAGCACGCGCTTTTCTACTGGCAGGGCTTTGACGATGGCGCAGAGCTGCTTGATGGCGGCGCAGCGGGCGGCGGCGGCTTCTTTCTGCTCGGCGGTGGGCTCTTTGCGGGTTTTGCGGTCGGTGCGCTTGGCGGACTGCGGGCGGATGGCGAGGGCGGATGTCATGGCGAGTATTGTTTGTGATGTGGTTTGAAGTTCGCGTTTGCGGCGCGGTGCTCGGTGATGAGCACGAGGGGAGCTTATAGCTTGATTTAATGCGTGCAAGTATTATTTGCAGGAAAATGTTGTTTTCGTTTTGGTGTTGACGTTTTGGGTCAACCCGTGCAATAATGCGATGAATTCGTTTAATTGACGCCATGCCACAAGATGACACCCCGCCCGAATTGACCGTGCTTGAAGCCCTCAAGGGCCAATGCGAGCAGGTCCGCAAACACAACAGCAATCCCGAGATTGCCAAAGCGGCCCTGAAATGGGAGCTGCGGATCGCGAGCGAGTTGGAGAAGATCACCGGAGGCGCTGGCCGTGAGGCGGCGAAGGCGGCGTGATTTTGGGCCTGGCGGTTTCTTTTTTGCTCCGCGCCATGCGTTGGTTGCGTGAGCTGGGCCGCGCTCTGGCGCAGGCTCGGCGCTGGCGTCGCGGTCGGTTTGGCTGCGGGTGGGCGGCGAATCTGTGCCGCCGGGATGCGCTGACCTTTGGCCGCCTGGCTGGGCTGGATTTGCTGCTGTGGCGTGAGCTGGTGCTGGCTGGGATCGCGAAACGGGAGGCGCAGGCCGTGACGGCTGCGACGTTGGCGTGATCTCGGATCTGCAACAGCGGATTTCCGCCGCTCTGCGCAAGGGCAGGCGGCAGGTTGAGGACGCTGGCGCGGCGGTGAGTAGGGACCGCCGCCGCGCCATGCTGCCGGCTGGTGCCTATGAGGTGCGTGAGTCGTGCGGCGGCGTGGGCCGGTCGTGGGTGGAGTTTCGAAGCTCGAACGCGGGAGGTCGGCCGTGACTGTGGCGGTCTTCGTTTGCCTTATGCTGGGGCTGCTGGCGCTGGGTTTCCTGGCGGTGTGGTTTGCGGTGATGCCTGCCCAGGATTGGAGCCGGGAGGATTTTGAGCTGCGGGATTTTACCGAGTGGAAACGCGAGCAGGAAAGCCGCGGCGATGCCGGCGGCGAGTGAGCGCCCCTTTTTTCTTTTTTTGACCTATTATGGCAAAGCAACGTCTCAACGTGTCGGGCCTCGATGTGGCGCAGGTGCTCCAAGCGGGCACCTGGACGGCTGCGGAGGTGTCGGCGTTGATCGACACGCCGCTGGCGGTGGTGACTCGCTGGGCGCAAACGGGCGTCATTCGCGGGGCTTTCCACCAGGGCGGTGCCTGGCGCATCCCTGGGCGGGCGCTTTTTCTTTTTTTGGCACGACGGGTGGAGTGTCACTATTCTGTGCCGACGGTAGCCGCGATGCTGGACAAGCCGGAGGAGACGGTGCGCGATTGGATCAAGCGGAAGCGGCTGCCGGTGGTGAAGCTGGGGCTGGCTCGCAAGGCGTCGGCGCTCGTGCCGGAGTCGGCGCTGATCAAGTTCCTGAAAGCGGAAGGGAGGGCGGCATGATTACGCTGATAAATGTGGTGCAAATCGCCGGGCGCAATGTGTGTGCTGAGTCTGAGGCTGGCCGCGAGGCCGCCGGAATGGATTGTGTGGCGGGGGAAGTTTCCGCAATGGGCGCGGCGGTCGAGCAGGTCGCTGGCGGGTCGTATCAGGTGGCCGATGGGGCTGCTGATGCGGTGCCAGCGGATGCGGAATCTGCTGTGAATGCGGCGTATCCCCTTGGAAATCAGGCTAAATCGGCTTCATGTCACACCTCATGCCACAAAGCGGGCGGCATGGCTGCTGACGTGGTGGCCGGTCGGCGTGTTGTTTTGGAGGGGGGGAGGGGGTCGAGGCCGCGAGCCGCGAGCGTTCCTACAATCGGATTCCAGCGCAGACAAAATTTTACCAATGTCCATGCCGTTGCTCTGACCGAGCAGGGGGCCATTTTGTGCCGTGACCTGAAGACGGGCGGGCTCGTGATCGTGCCAGTCGCCAAAGGCGTCGATTTGTGCATGCTGGCGCTTCCGACGGTTTTGGGCTGCGCAAAAAAAGAGGGCGGCGGCTTGGTGTTTGAAGGTCCGGCACCAGCGTGGAAGTGCCCGCAGTGCTGGCTGCCTACGCCGCACGATTGCATGGAGCAGCCCTGTGGCTGGCAGGCTGCACCGAAAAAAAAGGAGGGCGCGGCATGAGCACGGCCACCGCCAGCCTTTGGGAAACCGCACCTGCCACGGCCGCCGTGCGTGAGCGGCCCGTGCATGAGCTGCTCCAGCTCCGCTCCAAGCAGGAGCAATGGAGCGAGCAGATCCGCGTCATCGACGACCTGCTGCCCGATCCTGATGTGAACGACACCGAGCGCCTCGCCCTGTCTATGGAGCGAGCCGTTGCGAAATGCGGCCTCATGGCCTGCACCAATGCCATCGCGGCCTGTGAGGAGCGCATGCGGCAAGACGCCGCCCGCATCCAGCGCACGCACGGCCACCTGCTTTGATTTCTTCCCTATGCCTGACTCCAAACCCATTCCCCTTGCTGCCGCCGTCCAGGTGATGCGCTACCGTCCCAACGCTGACACCGGCATTTCCGAGCCGTGGCCCGTCGCCACCATTGAGATCGACATGGCCGGGCGCATTGCCTTCCGCGGCGACGCGGGCAAGGCTTACGAGCCGCTGCTGCGTGCCGCCCGCAAAGCGGGGGGCAAACTGGCCGAGCAAAGCATCGCTGAGGCCTTGCAGGAAGCCCGTGAACTCAAAGAGGAGGTCGAAGCCTGTGAAGCATGAAACTCACCGCTTGGGTGGAGCAGTCCGCTGCCAATCTCGGCGTCAAGCCGCGAGCCCTATGGGTGACGCTGTATCGCGGACGCCTGCCGTGGCCGGCCATGATCAAAAAAAACCGGCGCGTATTCGAGGTGCTGGAGTCACCGCTGTGCCCGTCGTGCGTGCCATCTGGTGTGATGCCCAAGGCACGCGTGTCCGCCTTACCCACGTCACCCGCGGCACCGTCGATTTTGAGAATCTCGACACCGGCGGTCATGGCGTCATGAGCCGCGCCTGGCTGGAAAAACATTTCACCTCTCTTTCCTGAATGAAGCTTGACGCACGCATTGCAGTGGCCTTGCCGCAGCACCCTAAAATGAAACGCCTAATTTACCGCCTCGGCGCAGAAGCCGCATGGCGTTTGGTTTGCCTGTGGCTTTGGGCTCGCCAAAATCGTTCTGATGGCAATCTTGAAGGCCTTAGCGACGAAGATCTTGAACTGGCTGTTGATTGGCCAGCCAGCAACGGCAAACTGATCGAGGCACTGGCCACCATTGGTTTCTTGGAAGGCCCCGAAAAAAAGCGGCGCTTGCATGATTGGGAGGATCATCAGCCATGGTCTGCGGGTGAAAATGATCGCTCCAAATCGAGCAAGTGGAGCGCCTTGGTTCGTCACCACGGCTTTGAATCCGCCAAGGCGATGATGCCCGATTACTACGAATCGCACGCAGAACAATGCGAACGCTATGCGAAACGCACGCCAAAACATGCGAACGCATGCGACGCATCTGCGAACGCATCAAAAAACGGTGCTCCGTCTCCGTCTCCGTCTCCGTCTCCGTCTCCGTCTCCGTCTCCGTCTCCGTCTCCGTCTCCTACGTTATCTTTGTCGGCTGACGCCGACGAGCCCGAGTTGACCCTCGAATCTCCTGCCGATCCGCCACATCTGCCCCCCGCCGGTTCGGACACGAAAAAAAACAAAGGGGCGCGGCAGCGCAATGACGTGCTGGATGCACTGGCCGTAGTCGGAGGCGGTTCCGTGGAGTCGGTTACGGCTCCGATGTGGGGCGAGGCGGCCAAGGCGCTGAAGGATATTCGCGAGGTTTGCCCGGACGTGACAGCCGCAATGATCCGGCAGGCGGCCAGGGTTTACCGCGAGAAGTGGAAGAATGCCACGCTCAGCCCGTCTGCCCTTGCCAAGCACTGGCAGACGTTTGGGCCGCAAAAAAAAGAAGGGGTGGCGCGGTCGCAGGTCATTCAGGAGCCACTAGGATGGCGGATCAAGGCTCAAGAAATAGGCCTTCACTGGGTCGATGACCACACGATGTGGGCGATGCTTGAGCGTCCTGACAAGGCCCGAATCTACAACGCCATGAAAGGAGCTGCGGCATGACTCAGGAGGAACTTATCGAGCAGGAGCGCCGCGAGCAGGAGGCGATTGCCAATGATCCGCGGCTCAATATCCGCATGCCAGAGGCTCCCGAGAGCGAGCGATGGCTGTTGTGTATGCTGTTGAACTCACTGGAGGCCGGTGCTCTTGGAGAAATCTGGCACCAGCACGGCCGCCGCATGCGCAATGATTTGTTCCTGCACGAGGGGCGGCGCACGATCTATTTTCTCATCGAAGAGCTGGCGGTTTCCGGTGCCACGGCGGATGTCATCACGTTCACCGGCATGCTGCGGAATCGCAATGAACTCGACATGGTTGGCGGAGCGTCGGAAATCAGTGATTTATTTGCTCTGACGCTGGTCACGCAGGGCTTGCTGGAGCAGCATCTTGCGACGCTGGAGCAGTTCCGCATGCGGCGCGGCATGTTGAAAGCCTCATGGGCCATGGCCGCGGCAGCCAAAGACAGCACCGTGGATTGCAAACAAGCGCTGGAGCGTGCGGAGGGCGATTTGTTCAACCTGCACGAGCAGACTTCCAAGCGTGGCACGCGACATATCCGTGAAGTTTTGCCCGTGGTGGTCGAAGAGATCGACATGGCGTATCAGAACAAAGGCCATATCGCAGGCGGTTTGCAGCTTGGCTTCACCGATCTGGACCGCATCACGATGGGATTGAAGACCGGACTGTTTGTCATTGCTGCTAGACCTTCACGAGGAAAGACCGTGCTGGCCTGTCAGATCGCGCTCAATGTCGGCACGGGGCGCGGGCACTACAAGGAATTTGCTCAGACGCCGGTGCCTGTGCTGTTCTTCTCACTGGAGACAACAGACCGATCCCTTACGCGGCGCATGCTGCTCAACGAATGGCAGGTGCCCATTTCCAAGGCTCGCGATGGGATGATGAAGCGTGAGGAACAGCAGAAGATGGGCGAGGCAGTCAAGACATTGGCCCGCAGCCAGATCTACCTGCACGAATCCTTTGGCATGAGCATCCAAGAGCTTCGTGCCACGGCCCGCATGCTGATTCAGCGCTTGCCTGAACGGACGGACAAGCTGCCCAAGTGCATCGTGCTGATCGACTACCTGCAACTTCTGAGTAGCAACACCAAGCGGGCACAGTTGAGCAGGCAGACCGAGATCGCCGAAATCAGCACGGGCCTGAAGCACCTCGCGCATGAGTTCGACATCCCGGTGATTTCACTAGCCCAGCTCAATCGTGAGGGTGACAAGTCGCGCCCCGGTATGGCAGACCTTCGCGAAAGCGGCCAGATTGAGCAGGACGCCGATTACATCGGCTTGATCTGCGATGCGCCGGAAGGCTTTGGCGGTGGCGACAATGGCGAAGTGAGCGCCGATGAGTTCATGGGCTTCGATCTGGCCAAGAACAAAGACGGACCCGTAACCACCGATGGCAACCCGCTCGTGTTCTACTTCGACAAGAGCATCTTCCGCCTCCGCAGTTGGACGGACAGCCTGTATTCCAACAACCCCAGCAACTACCAAGCGGGCTACCAGCGCGAAACCAAGGCCGTGCAGCGGAAACAAGGCGGCAAGCGCAAAGACGATAATTGGGCCGAAGGCCTAACCGAATAAGTTTCAACTCCCAAACACCACACCCACACACATCATGGCCAATAAACTCAACGCCTATCTCGACCTTGCCAAGCTGCAAGGTGCCTATCGTCTGCGCCTCAAAGGCAAAGACTGCATTGTGATTAACCTCGACGAAGCCCGCGCGAAGCCATCGCCCAAAAATGCGGAGCGCGTTTACCTCTCGCTTTCACTCGTGCCAAATCGCGACGGCAAAGACGACTTTGGAAACACCCACTGGATCTGCGAGCCCACGACCAAAGCCGAGCGCGAAAGCGCCAATCCGCCCAAGTTCCCGATTCTCGGCAATGCCCGCGAGTATGACGACCACGGCGGCAGCCAGCGCACCGCGCGCCCCGCCGCAGGCTCGCCCGTGACCAGCGGCAGCGAGGCACCCATGGCCGACGGCATGGAAGACGATGACATTCCGTTTTGAACTGTGAGGGAAATGCACACAACGATGAGATGACGAGCCCCCACAACAAAGCAAAAAGCCATGAGTGACCAGACACCTACCCCAGAGCCAAAAGACCCTGATGCTCCAAGCCGCTGTGGGGGTCGTCGTCCATCGCCTGGTTCTCCGATTCCGGCGCTTGAATCGTCTGTTTTGAATATCGGAACCGCTGTCAATGATTGCGAATGGGCAAAATCAAAGTGGATCGACGGCGAATGGGATGACTGCGTGATGTGGATCAATAACGCCATCAGCCAGCTTGAATCCGCGCGTTCAAAAATCCAAGCGCACCAAAAAGAGGAGAACAGTTGAATTAACCCCACCGCTATTCTGAGTTAACATGACAAACCCAGACACCCAGCTCGTCATTGAAGCCCTGCATGCAGGGCAGGAGGCGCATCCGGTCATTGAGCCGTTGGCGTTGGATGAGTTGCTGGTGCTGGGCGAGGAAGGCGCGGCGGAGGCGGTGGCGGCGCGGGCGGATGCGATCCGCGAGATGGCGGAGCAGCCGTTGGATCATGGCTGGGTGCCGCAGGATTGGTGGTTGTTCCTGCTGGAGCTGTGCCGGAAACGGCTGGAGCATCCAGGGCGTGTGCTGGAGGTGCTCGTCAGCGGCGGGATTCGTGCGGGCAAAACGCATGTGGCGGCCTCGCTGGCGGTGCAGCATTGGAAGCATGCGCAAAAGGCCACGGTGTTTTGCATGTCGAGGCGCGAGGAGGACTCACAAAATCTTCAGCAAAAGCCCATCGAGTCCTTTTTGCCGCCCGAGGCGCTCGGCGGTGCAGCGGGCAAGATCAAGCAGGACAAGCACCAGAAGGCGAAGTTCAGTGGCGGCAAGTTCACGGACAACCAGTTCAGCCGCTACCTCATCGTCACCGGGGCCAATGGCGAGCGCTACACCGGCGGCGGCATGGTGCAGTTTCGCTTCTTCACGCAGGAACTGGAGAGCTTCCGAGGCTACGCGCTCACGTTTGTGTGGTCGGACGAAGGCATTCCCGTCGATCACGTCAAGGCGCT